TCATTGAGTTGCCATTTTGCAGAAGCGTCTTTATGTCGTCGTAACGACCGCCTCTTTTCATCAAGTTCTCGGCAGTATCAATGAAGCCTTTTCCATCAGGGTCTAGCATTGCTCTTGTGCCGAGCCTAACTTTATCATTATGCTTATCATAGAAAGCATGAATAAGAATGCCGTCAACCTTCTCTGTTGCGATGTATTTCTGAGTTGCCACTTTCTTAGCCAGACCTGCTAAATCGCCATCTATATATTCATTCATGTTGAAGAACTTCTCGTACGGAAAAGACACTACATCGCCAGTCTGAGTGTCAAATGTAATGCCTCGCGACATCCTCATTTGCATAGACCACTTAGGGCGCTGCTTATCGGCATACTCTTTATTGATTGAATCGAAGAAAAACTTATCAGCGTAATTGAAAGCGACGTAGTTGCCATCGCTAGAAAACGAAACATCAATGTAGTTTCTAAACTTGTCGCCTGACTCTGAATTGAAATGACTGTCGTCTAGCCCAAAGAAGTCTGCCAGAATCTGTCGACCATTTAGTTTAGCATAGTTGCTAAATGTTTCGCGGTCTTTTATTCCCAATTCGCCAAGCTTGCTTACAAACGATTGAAGCTTTTCTCTGCCTTGATTCAACGCATCATGACGCGCTTCTGGCGACAAGTTAAAGAACTTGTCCGATAACGCCATCATTCTAGAGTTGCCAGACGATTTAACGTCTTTCTTATATGGCGTGACCTTCTCTTGCGTAGGCCTAATGTCTGGGACTTCTTCTATCTTCTTAACGCGTTTCTTTACAGGAATTATCTTATGCGTACGAGGTTTCGCTTCCTGGTAAATGTATTTGTATCCACCCGTTGGAAGGGGAATACGTCGAATGTATTTGTGTCCAGGACGTTCAGCGCCCTTCATCGTCTTTATCAAAACAATATTCATTCGATTCTCTCGTCAGAAGTCTTCAATTTAGTTTATAAATTAAGCCTCTTGACCCGTCTTTCGTGCTGATTTGAATACATTTGCACCTTTTTTAGAAATGAAAATGGTTGTGTCGGGACATGGCATAAAAATCGCTCGGAGAGGTTTGAAGAATTGAGCAATTAAAAAGAGAAATGAATAGAAGATGCCTATCGCATACCGGTCGCGCTTGTCGAGGGCGCCCTTAGGAGCTGGAAGGACCCACATTCTGCGCTGTCTAGCATCCATATTAGACTACCTTGTTCTTAGTAAACGTAGTACCGTCGTCACTCAACGTAGCGGTGCCTAAAGCTGAACCGTTTTCCTTATACATCGTTTCAAGTGTACTTGTTGCAGTCCTCTTACTTGCCAGATATTGAAAGATAAACTCGATTTTCTCTTGTATCGTTCCACCCGCAGCAGGAATCGATTCTAATTCACCCATTACATTATTATCAAATGCTATTACTGAGCCTGCACCATCAACAGCCTCTTCTATCCATGGACCACCAGCTGGAATATCAGCATCGGTCATGTAGAGACTCTCTAGTGTGTCGCTATCTGCATATTCAAAAAGAAGGACTTTACAGTTTGCATTTAAAACTGCAACCCATGTCAGAGTAGAAAAATCCCAGTACTCGCCATTACTATTCTTTAAACGCGCATAAACAGTAGTATCACCTAAGCCTTTGGTCGTTCTAACAAAAAATAGCATTCTAACCTCTCACTGCCTCGATAACTCGATCTGCAGTCACAAACACCCTGGGATCGTAAGTCAATCCATCCCAAACCCAGAATTGATTTTCACGTAAATATTTTCTAGCCTTAAGCAGATTTTTGTTTTCTCTATAGCCAAACACATTTGGATCTGACAAACCCCAAATAGCAATGCCCGGTTTTCCCACTAGATGAGCTAGATGTCCAAGAAAATTATCGACTGCTATCCACGTATGACACTCGGGCTGTAGAAGCATCTTTTTAATAATTTTTAATGGAAGATTCGTTCTAAAATCATCCACCAATTGCTTTTCACCAGTAACGCCTATTTGTATTATGTCATAATCGTCTTTGAGGCCTTTGATTACTTCTGGCCAATATGGGTAGTTCTTGGGATTGTAAGATTTATCTCTTAGCATCCTCGACCACGGACTAATTAAGATAAAGTTCTTCATAGGCCTTCAACATGCTCCTTTTCCAATTATATTTCGTCATCCATTCATATACGCCATTCTCTTTTATACCAAACGAAGCAGCTTCACCTACTGGTCTAAGTACAATATTTTCGAAACCCTCAAAGGCTTCTCCAAAAACACAGAATAGAACTAAAGTCTTGCATCTCTTTAACAACTCTGGTATAATGTTCGTAAACATTAGATGATCGCCTAAGCCATGCGATAGTGCTATCATCTTATAGCCCCATTTTTGAAGTTCGGCTCTGAATATTTCCTCATCATGCTCCCAAAGCTTAGGATCTTTTTCTGTTCTGATTCCTCCCTCGGGGTTTCTATAGTGATATGTAACTGCTGACCGATCCACTAGAAGCTTATAGCCAGCTTGAAACAGCCTGTGCGAGAAGATTGTTTCTTCTCTATGTGCCACTGTTGAGAGCTCCATACAATAATCAACTATATTCGTACGATATAAGAACGAACTATAGAGATGTTCTACCTCAACAACGCCCTCTCCCTTAGCCCATTGTATATTGGGTAGTCGGTTTACATCAAGAAGCTTTATACCATATTTGTCTGATTTAGCTTCTCCTCCTGGTGTTATCACAGAACCTGCAACTGCACCAACGCCCTCTTTCATGTGTGATAAGAGCTTCTCTAAAACATCTGGCATTGCAATTGTATCATCGTCTAATCGCCATACGAACTTATAGTCTGAAGTATTAGCTCGCTGATGTGCATGATGCTGACCCACACCCGCAGTAAATGCCACTTGCCACTTTATACCAACATCGTCTAGTGTCTTGAAAAAATATTGATATATTGGGATTTCTCTAAGATCCTTGTGCTCACCATCGTCGTAGATAACCAACATATCAGGCTTTACAGTCTGAGAAATAACCGATGCAATGGCTAAAGGCAGAGTTGTAAGATAGCGACCCTTAGTCGGAATAGCACAGAGAACTCTACCTGCTTTCTTTGAATACTTATCTACTAAAAACTTCGTATTCCTCACCACGTTCGCGAGATGATTTGGATCATCATGAAGCGTGCCTTCACCTTTGTGATAAATAGGCACAGAGCCTGAGTTTGTGCTACCGTCTGGAGTGCGGCCAGCATAGTATCCCGCAACAGCCATTTCGTAGCCTTCTTCTTCAGCTCTAATACAAAAGTCTGTATCCTCACCCTGACCTTCTAAGAAGCCCTCATCTAATAAGCCAATCTTTTCAAAGAGCTCACGCTTTATCATTGCACAGAAGAATACGATGAACTCTCTCTCAACACAAGGACTAAGATTCTTGAGAGGGCCGACTATACCCACCTTAGAGTTCTTTTCAAACTGTTCAATATGTATGTTTATTAGAGCATCTTTCTCTTGTTCTAATAAGAACGTATCGTTATTAAGAAGGAGAATGTATTCTCCAACTGCTATTTTTATACCTTCATTATACGCCTTTGGAAACCCTAATGGCGAATCGAACCAAAGAAGCTTAAAGGGCTTTCCAAGAGATTCTACATACTCTCTTGTCCCGTCAGTACATCCGTTCGCCACAATGATGATTTCTTTATCATCAAGATTGCAGTATTTTATAATTGATTCGCAGCAAGGTTTTAAAAGATCGTCTAAATGATTCAGAGTACCAATAACTATTGAAACCTTTTTACAATATCTGTCGTACAGAATCTTTATGTTGCGTTCATACGTTAGACCCCAGTTTGGAATAAGAGAGGTATCATTAACAGTTGCTTCGCCCTTATGATAAATAGGCACAGATCCGATAATCTGTCCCTCGGAGGGGCTATGTCCTGTCATTTCTCCTGCAACTGCTAATTCATAACCGGCATCTTCAGCTTTTATGCAAAAATCTATATCCTCAGAGCTACCTGCAGCAAAAATTTCATCCAAGTAGCCTATCTTATCAAAGACCTCTCTCTTAATCATTGTACAGAAAAAGATAATGAAATCCCTGTTGAGCGCCTTTATGCGAGACTTGATAGGACCAACAATACCGACTTTGGGATTTTTTGTAAAATGCTCAAGATGCATATTGATCAATTGATCTATGGGTTGATCTAAGAAAACGACGTCGTTATTTAGAAGTAAAATATATGAATTTTTAGCTACTTTTACGCCCTCGTTATAGGCTCTAGTAGCGCCAAGTGGTTCATCAAACCAAACGAGCTTAAATGGTGCACCGAGAGACTCGACATACGCTCGAGTACCGTCTGTGCATCCGTTAGCAACTACAATAACCTCTTTATTCTCTAAATAACAGTATTTCTTAATAGACTCACAACAAGGCTTTAGACAATCTTCAAGATGATTGTATGTTGAAATAACAATTGATACAGAATTTAAATCAGTTACCTTTTTCTTAATTTCGTTATACCATTTAGAATTATATTTTTTACCCAGTCTATATGCATTTTGAGTTATAATCTGAGCTACATTTTCCATTGCCCTAACGGTAACACCAAAAAGATGATGAATGGGAAGTGTAACAGCTTTTAATTTATAGCCTGCATTTGTCGTCCTTATGCATAAGTCTACATCTTCACATGTTCCGTCTGCAAAGAGTACATCGAACTCACCAAGTTCATCGAAGAGACTCTTTCGCATCATCGTACAATAGAATTTTACATAATTTACATCAGCATACAGATTATAAGACATCTCGGGACCAACAATGCCCATTTTATGATTCGCTTCAAACTCTGCTATAAGGAGATCAATTGCATTATTCTGTAGAAAAAAGCAATCGTTATTTAGAAATAAAAGATACTCGCCTCGAGCTATTTTTGCTGCGGCATTAACAGGTATGGCAAATCCCGGTTTATCAAACCAAACCAGCTTAAAGGGAGAACCTAGAGACTCAACATATTCTCTTGTACCGTCTGTGCATCCGTTTGCGGCAATAATAACTTCTATGTCATTAAGATTGCAGTGTTTCTTAATTGACTCGCAACAAGGCTTTAAGCAATCATTAAGATGATTATAAGTTGCAATGATAATAGATACTGAAACTTTATCGAGCATGTCTCGTTGAATAGTATCTTTTACGTCTTTTGGGATTGCTTTATACCATTCAGAATTATACCGCTTGCCTAGCATGAATGTATTACGAGTCAATACAGTGCTTAAATTGGGTATCTCTCTAACGGTAGTACCTAGACGATGGAAGACTGGAAGAGGTACAGATACAAGCTCATAGCCTGCATCAACCACTTTTACACATAAATCTACATCTTCACAGGTGCCGTCTCTAAAAGATTCATCTAAACCACCGAGTTCATCATAGAGGCTCTTTCGCATCATAGCACAGAAAAATGCTAAATAATGCCTGCCTGCGTATTCGTTATAAGAAAGCTCTGGGCCGTTAGGACCTATTGGGCCGTCTGGACCGACAATACCAATCTTAGGGTTTGTCTCTAGTTTATCTAAAAGAAGCTCAATTGCGCCTTCGCCTTGGAAGAAACAATCGTTATTAAGAAACAGAATATATTCGCCCTTCGCTATTTTCACTGCATCGTTGTTTGGTTTAGCAAAGCCAGTGGGTTTATTTGCCCAAACTAGCTTAAAGGGTTCGCCAAGAGACTCGACATATTCCTTTGTTCCGTCGGTACAACCATTAGCCGAGATAATAACTTCTTTATCTTCTAGATTTACATACTGTTTGATTGCTTCAATACACGGTTTTAGGCAATCCTCTAAATGATTCATTGTTGGGATAATAATGCTAACTTTCATAGTTTTGTTTCGCTCCTCTCATAGTGCGAGTCTTTATCCAAGCTCTAAACTCTAGCTCTAGTTCTCTGAATTGCTCTTTTGAAAGCCATTCTGTATCTATAGTACAACCGCCAGTTCCGTCCTTTGAAACTTGAAAATACTGGCTATAGTCGTATGACATATTAGTAATGCCATACCACTCAGGATTATCCGCAACCTCGGTGCCAGGATATGGAACAAAATTGGAAACAAAGTATTGGTCGGGGTCTGATTCTTCTATGAATCGCTTTGTTTCCTCTATTGTTTCTCTAGTCTCTCCTGGGAAC